CTTGCGCTTGCGCTCCACGTCGTAGTCCTGGAACGGATAGACAGGTCGCACGCCCCACACCCAAGAGCCCAGGCCCTTGCCCGTGCGATCGTTGCCGGCCGGCGCGAAGAGAATCTCGACCGGGTTATCGCCGCAGATGTCGACGATGTCCGCGCGTTCGAAGTGATGGAGATGCTCGCGCGCCTCACGGAAGGCTTCGGTACCCGTCCATTCCCAGCGTCCGGCCGGCGTCGTCACGATCAGCAGACCGTTCGGCTTCAGCACGCTGCGGAATCGCTCGAGCAGGTCCAGCCAATCCGGCACATGCTCGACCACTTCGCCCGCGAGGACCACGTCGAACAGCTCGCGATGCGCTTTCTTCGCGACCGCTGCGTTGCCCTCAAACTGGATTGAGTCGTCGTCATACACGAGCGGGGTGATCAGGTTCGGATTGTCGAACACCTCCTGCCCACCCAGGCAGAACTCGGCATTCGCGACGCCATCGCGCATCGCCCATTTCACCGCGGCACCAACCGCGCGTGCATTCACGTCGACACCGACGAAACGACAGTGCGGGAACGCCTTCGCCAGCGGCATCACGTAGTGCCCGTGCGCGCAGCCGTAATCCATGACCTTCAGTTCGCGCCCGGAACTCATGATTTCCTGCTGGAGCAGCTGCGCGACGCCCATGAAGCGCTGAGTGCCGGTCACATCCTCGCCGATCACCTTGTCTTCGAAGTCGTCGTAATACTGGCCGCCGTGCTTGTCGTAGTGGGCTTTGTAGGCGGCGGGTGACTCGGTAAAGCCGTACAACTCCCGAATCTCTTGGCGAGAACGCAACTCGATAAGGTTGGCGTCCTGATGTTCGGTCCATGCGCCTTGCATGCCGAGCGCGAACTGGATGTCGCTGTGCTCGATGCTATGTCGTGTTGCTGCAGCGACTGAGCCTGCACGCTTCTCAAAGCACTGCTCAATCACCGACTCCAGGCGGCCGACGGCGTCGGACCAGCGGCGGGACTGAGCGGCCTGCGTTTGCATCCATCTCATGTCGTCAAGCTCCTTCCTTGGCTCAGTGCCTGCAACGTCATCATTTGCATTGAGCAGCGCGCGGACTTCCCATACGAAATTGTCCTCGTCAGCGCGCCCATCCTTGAGAGCAACCAGATGGACACCCGCGCCTTCGCACGTCTCGCGCAGCGCCCCGACATCGCTCGCGAGCATCGGCAATCCTGCGTGCATCGCCTCCATAGCCGTGATGCAGCTGACTTCCTCGAACTCGGTCGGATACACCAGCAGGTCACACGACTTCTGCAGTGACGCGAGCTGCGGCTTGCTCAGCGATCCCAACATCGTCACGTTCGGCAACGCCTCGGCGCACTCTTGGAGATAGCCGTAGTACTGCGCCATCTGCGGCGGGTTGTTCTTGTACGTGCACACGAGCAGGTGCGCGTTGGTGTCGCGCAGGCGGTCCATGATGCCGCCCGGGCGTACGAGATGTTCCAGGCCGCGCTCGGGGCGGGACTGGTAGAGCAGCAGGAACTTGTCGCGCAAATTGACAGCCCTGTCCAAGAACCCGCCCTGCGTATCCTGATACAGCTCCTCGTCCACCCCATTCGGCACCACCTGCACGAACTCCGGATCGAAGCCGTACACATCACACACCTGATCCTTGTGCCACTGACTGACGCACGTCACGGCGTCGACCTGCCACATGTTGTGGTTCGCGATGCCGGATGTCCGATATAGCGCCAAGTCATGCAGCTGCCAGATGTTCACCTTGCTCGCGAACGCTCCATGGAACGCCGTCGGATGACGCTGGATGATCAGCACATCGTGCGGCGTGTTGCGCGCGTAGAACTCGAATCGCTCGCCGAGCGGATGCTCATTCGATACGGCACCCGCCCCGTAGTACCTGACCCCGTCCCACTCGCCCTCCTCTGTCGAGGAAGTGAAAACGATCACCCGGTGACCGCGCTTCGCCAACTCACGCGCCTGGTAATAGGCTGCGCTTTCACTTCCACCCAGGGACTGCGTTGCTACCGTCTCGCCGTTGAACGGCATTCCGAGGCTGTGCAGAACAATGTCCATCAATCCTCCGCGTTTACGCTGTGACGGGAGCCGGCACCATTACCGGCTCCCGAATTTCAGTTATGCCAAGCCGTTCGACTGGGCCGAGTTCACGCCGAGAATCAGCGCACCGAGCGCCGAGCTCGTGATCTTCTCGTCCTGGTAGTAGCCGGCCTCGATGCTCTCGACCTTGCGCTTGCTGTCGTACGGGTGACGCTCCACGGACAGCGGAGCCGGCAAGCCAGGAGCCTGCCAACGGAAGCTGTACATGAAGGACGGCACTTCGCGAGACGGAGCGCTCGGCGCGTAGTAGACGAGGACCGCATCGGACGGGAACGTATTGGCCAAGCTGATCGCCTTCGCTTCGTTGGCGCTGTTGTAAAACGCCTCGGAAACCAGCACGCGATCAACTTCGAAGATGCCCGCCACCGACTGACGGGTGATGACACCGCCGCCGTTGTTCGAGCCCAGCACGAAGTTGCGCACGTTGCCGTTGCGACGGAACCAGTTGTAGGCACGCCAGCCGAACAGGATGTTGTTCGGGCGATATGCGGTCGTCGCCTGAACCTGCTCGATGGCCTGATACAACTGCGACACCGGATCGCCGCCCGTCGCCCATGCGCTGGACGGAACGAAGCCAGTGGACACGTTGGTAGACGAGCCCACCGTGCTCAAAACACGGCGATCCCAGTCAAGCACCAGCTTGTCGACGAGGTAGCGCGAGGCGCCCGCTTCCAGCTCGAACGCATACGCTGCGTCCATGTTGGCGCGATCTTCGATCGGCAAGTCATAGGCCAGCGCGTAGTTCTCTGCGCGATAGCCTTCCGAGCTCACAGACCGAGTGATGCGGTTCGCCTGCGTACCGCGCGCACGCTTCGTGTCCTCGATCGCCAGCGCCTCTTTTTGCGAGAACACCGGGTAGAGGTCCGTTTCCTTCGATACGGTCACGATCGGGGCAATCATGTCCGCGATCATTCCCACGGGGCGATAGTTCATCGCCACATTCGTCAAGTTTTGGTCGATGTGAAGGTCTCGACCGGTAGAGATACCCATGCTTGTGTTGCCTCCTGGGTGTTAAGCGACGGTCGAGTAACCGAGCGATTTGAAGTCGAAGAACGCCTTGGCGATGTCGCCCGAAGCGGTGACTGAAATCGATCGACCAATGGTTGCGCCACCCGACGAGGCGGCGATGACGAAGCCCGAAGCCGTCACGGTGAGCGGATAGCCCACAGTGCCGACCGCAGTGCCGAATTGCGCCTTGAAGACGCCTTCGTAGGCGACAGAAAGCTGCTCGCCGTTCTTGGCGCCATGACGCAGGATGCCAGCCGCAAGCAGCGGGGTCGCCGCGATCGTGCCGGCCAGCGTCACCGCCTTGAACTTGACGGCATCGGTATCCAAGTCAGCCGTAGCGGTGACCTGAATCAGCTTGATATCGAGATCAGTAGACATTCGTTTCAGGTGCCTCCTTACGACGCCTGCCGATACTCGGTATCGGGCATGTACTTGTATGCATCGGCCAACTTCGCGTCGCCACGCAGGATCTCAGTGACTGCACGCGTGTAGTGGTCGCCCTTGGTCGGATCTTGCTGACGCGAGTAGCAAAGCTTCGTTGCTCGGTGAGCAAGGATTTGATCCGGGCGCATGCCCTTCTCGTCCTCGCTTCCTTCGCCTTGCTGAGTCTGCTGCGCGTTCTTGGACATCAGCGCCTTGTCTGCGTTGTCCTTGATGTACGCGTCGACATCGTCCAGCTTGATCGACATGACCGCGGCGTCATCCTCGACGCGTGCGAACCGATAAAACTGCTCGCGAGTCGCCGGCAGGATGGTCTTGTTGACCGCGGCTTCGAACTTCGACTTGATCGCGTCCCGATGACGGGCAACTTCAGCCTTGCGGGTCTTCTCCTGCTCGGCCGCGAGCGCGGCTGCGCTGTCGGTCTTCAGCTTGTCGATGTCCGCGCTGAACTTGGTGGTCAAGCGCGTCTCCTGCTCCTTGAGCAGGGCTTCAACTTCGTGCTTCT